ATCCATTGCTTTTTCTGTGGATTCGGTTAAATCCGCATCATAATCATATATTTGTATCTCACCTAAATCAGGAAGATCATCTTTTTTTGCAAGGTATTTAGATATATCTAGGTCTTTGTTATTCTCCTGAATTCTTTCAAATTCATCTTTCAATTCAGTTGCCTTTTGTTCCTTTTTCTCTTGAGCACTCATGTGGGAAATTTGATTTTACAATATATATTTAAAATAGGAATATTCCTTTATGGCAGTTAAAGAGGTTCAAGAGAAAAAATTTATCTTCAATAGTAAAGTAGTTGAAGAAATAACTAATAAAATAAATGATGGATTTGTAATCAAAAGGTTTCAAAACCCATGGTTTAAAAATGAAGTCGGTGTTAGAAGAGCCGGCATTACATTTGCGATAACAGATGCTGAGTTTCAAGAGTATATCAGATGTAAGGTTGATATACATTATTTTGCCGAAAAATATTGTCGAGTTAAAACTGAAGACGGTAGTGTTGGTAATATTACACTAAGGGATTACCAAAGAGATATATTAGATTTATACTATGGTGGTAGATTTAGTATTCTTTGTGGTTCAAGACAGATAGGTAAGACCATATCGGCCGCAATCACAATGCTACACTTTATTACATTTAATAATGATAAAAATATCATGATTGTTGCGAATATTGCTAATACAGCAATAGAAATTATTGATAAGATAAAATCTATTTATGTTCAACTACCATTCTTTTTAAAAGTAGGAATCAAAAACTGGAACCAAAGATCTGTTATATTTGATAATGGATGTAGAATTAAAAGCTCTGCTAGAACAAAGACACCAGCGATTGGTTTTACAATTGACTTCTTATATATGGACGAATTTGCACACATTCCACCAAATATTATTGAGGCATACTATACCGCAGCTTTTCCAACGGTGTCTGCCATTGAAAACTCTAAGATCATTATTACATCAACCCCGAATGGTATGAACCTATTCTATAAGCTATTAACAGATGCAGAAAGACCTGGTGGGGATCCACAGAAGAATAACTATAGAGCGATGCGTGTTTATTGGTATCAAGTACCTGGTAGATTTGTAACGTATTATAGACTGAATCAATTTAAAATGGCTGAACTTGGTATAACAAAAGATGATATCTATAATCAAGTTGTAAGTGAGTTTGGTGACCTAACTAAAATAGATGTTAAATTCAATCCCGATTTACAAAAAGACATTATATCTGTTTTTAATAATGAGGTTTGTACAGATGCTATGGCAAAATCATTTCAGTTTATAGATGCAAAAGGATTACAAATACCAATTCAAATGCTAGCAGAAGTAACAACATGGAAAGAAGAAGCTATCAAAGATATTGGTGGTGAGGATGCATTTAATCAAGAATATGGATTGAGATTTATTAATTCAAGTAGGTCGTTATTAACTGAGAGTACTATTGAACATTTATTAACTGGTAAGAAAAATTATAAATTTGAAGAGATATATGAATTTGATAGAAAATTAAGATTCTCTTATTCTGATTTAAAATGGGTAGATGATGATAATTTGTTTATGCCAATTCAAAGAAAGCAGATTAAAGGTATAATGACGGTTGATATATCAGAAGGACTGGGTCAGGACTATTCAGTTATTAATATTTTTAAAATTGCTCCTAAGGCACGAGAAATAATAGAGATGCAAAAGCATACTTATAGTACAATGAGTGATTTCTTTTGCTTAGTTCAAATAGGAATGTTTAGGTCAAATCTTGTATCAGTAAAACAACTAGCTGAACTATTCTATATGATTGCGTTTGAATACTTTCATTACGATAATTTTAAAGTTGTATTAGAAATAAATAGTTACGGAAATGAATTTTTAGCACATTTACCACATGTCTTTGAGGGGAATAATAACTATGGATCTTCTATATTTTTTAGATATAAACATAAAGCAGACGCAGAAGAGGAAAAAATAGGACTAAAAGTTGGTGACAATAAAAATATGTTGGTCAAAGATTATCAAGATGCTATGGATAAGAAAAGATTTGTTATCAACAATGAAGATAATGTTAGAGAAATAACAACCTTTGTTAAACATATTACACCAGCTGGTAATGTTAGATATGCCGCAGATATTGGAAATGATGATACAGTAATGACATTAGTTGATACTTCTAGTATATTCAATAAGTATGAATATAAACAAATGGTTGAAGATTATGCGCCATCTATTTTAGATGCTGAGTCACTTAGCTATTTTAATGCAATATTAAAAGATGTTGAATATAAAGAAACCGCTGATTATTCATCTATTATAAACGTCAATAGGCAAAGAAGGATGATGTCTCAATATCAAAATCGAGTTTATAACAGTGGTAATGAATTTTTTGGTGGAAATTATAAACTATAATTACGCAAGTTCCATTGTGGCACTAAGGTTAGCACCTTTTAATTTCTTATACATTTCAGAAATTGTTTCCTTATCACCTCTCTTAACATCACATTTACCGACAAAATGGACAAGGTGAGCACATTGTGAAGCTTGTTCATACTCATGACCACATATCTTCATTAGGCATTCAATTACCCAATCAAATGTGTTGAAATCGTCATTATGTAGAATAAGTAAGTAAGGTTGACCCAACTTTTCTTCTAGCTCAGTAGAAACTTGTTCTTTTGTTATTGTTGCCATAATTACTATTTATTAAATTTTTTTTTCATTTTTTGATATCCTAATACCTGTTCTATAAAATAAGAAGCTTCAACTAATTCTAATTCTTTAGAATTCCTAAATTCTTTAGCACAAGCAGAGCATTCTTCTGACTTTATATCCACTTTAGTATTGTGATGTCCATATTTTTGTCCACACCCAGGACAACTGATTTCCTCAATAGGGATCATATAATCTTTGTCAATACTATACATTACATTGTTACTTTATTAATAACATCAATAATAGTCACTTTAATAGGCTGTTTCTTTGCCCATTCAACAAATTTGTGTAAATGTTCATGCCTATCGTCAAACATGATAAGTTCATCAGCATGTGGGTTGGCCTTGATTAAGGTTTCGAATAAATGACATTTAAAGTAAAAGGTATCTCCACCAGTGTTACAATATAAGTCACACTTAATATCATGTAAGTCTAAAACCTTTCTTACCTGTCTTTCAAGTCTATGTAATCTACCTGTTGCAATAAAAACATAATTACTATCATCGGCTTGATATTTTTCAAACTGATTGTAAACCCACTGATTAACAGGTGGGTAAAAAACATTTGTATTAAGAGATTCTGCATTTCCCCACCAGCCTCTTCCGGCCCATGAAAGCCCTGTTTTTTTCTCCCATTCATGCTTACCTGATTCAGGAGTAGGGGTATGGATTAATGTTCCATCAAAGTCAAACGATACTATTTTCTTAATCATGTCTATTTTTTCTAAAATTTTAAAGGTAGATGATACTACTGAATATATATTACAAATATAGTTAAAGTTTTTCAAAAAATAAAAATTATTATATTATATGGCATTAAGTAAAAAATCAAATACAGGTAAGGATCCTGTTAAAAAAACAACTAAAAAGCCTGCCAATCCCAGGACTAAAATAGTCAAACCAAAAGAAGAAATCACATCAACGGTGGTTATTCCAGAAGATAAACCTACTCCTACATCAACAAAAATGATAACTGAGGGTGTATCACCATCTTCTAAAACAGGAATTGCTTCATTTTTGGGATCTCTTTTATCAAAAGGAAAATCAGTAGTGGTATCACTATTAAAAGGCATTAAGCCAATATATCTACTTTTGGGATGTGTTGTATTATCAGTTATAGTTTATTTTTGGTTCTCAAAACCTGATACATATAAGCAAGAAAATAAAAGGCTAAAAAATGAGATAATTCAAATACAAAAACAAAGAGACAAAATAGCAGATAGTATTAAAACATTAAAATATGAGTATACTAAGCTAGAAGATTCTGCAAATGTAAAATTACAATTACTTGATGAAATCAATCAAAGAATGGTATTAATTGAACAAAGAGTATCTACTTCCTTTGATGAATTATCTAAAATAAAGAATGGGGTTAATGGTTTAAATGCACAAATCAAAAGTGCTACCGAAAAACCAATAAAAAGAGTTGGTGATGATTTAATAAATTCACTTAAAAATAAAATAAATTAATATGAAAAAAATACTATTTCTATTATTCGGATTATTTGCTCTCGTAACATTAGAAGCACAAGTCAAACAAGAATATCCACAATCTTATATTAAAGATGGAAAAACATATGTTGTCTTTACTTTAGAACAAGCTCAAAAAATTGATAACGACTATGATCTATTATATTTATTAAGGCAATCGAAAGCACAATATGAAAAATTAGATAGTGCGAATATTATAGTTGTCAATAATTTAGGTATACAGATAGCTGAGTTAAAACTAAAAATAAATACCTTAAACGGGGTTATACAAGATCGAGAAGATCAGATACTCAATCTAAAAGCACAAATAACGAAATATGAAAGTGATAAAATATTAGCAGATAAACAGTCTAAGGATAAAGATATTATCATTTCGAACAATGGTAAACAAATCAAAAAACTAAAAAGGCAAAAGTTTTTAGGATTCACTGTTGGTGGTGGTGGGTTAGTATCAGTAATTGTATTGCTGCTTCTAAAAAAGTAAAAAAACGCTTTTTAATTATAATATATAGATTATATAAAAAATTATTTCTTAAAAATGAAACACATAAGAAAATTTGAATCTTATTCTAACAAAAGAAAGCTACAGGAAATCATTAAGGAAAGTGTAATGATTGTTGATGATATATACAGAGTCAATGTTACTGCTGATATTCCTCAATCTTTATTAAACGCTTATATTAAAAAGGTTAAAGACTCATTAGATAAAAATGCTAGACAATTCTACTCAGATGTTCAATTAGCTGAAGAAATTACAAAACACGTTCTTCAACAAGGATTAAACATCGATAAAATAGATCCATCTGCTTTATTTGGTGGACAGCCACAAGGACAGGCACAAGCACCTGTTCAAGCTCAGGCACAAGCACCTGTTCAAGCACAAGCTCAGGCTCCTTTACAAGGACAGCCACAAGTTCAAGTTGATGCTCAAGCACCTGTTCAAGTTCAAGGTCAACCACAAGGTCAGCCACAGGTTCAGCCACAAGGTCAGCCACAAGGTCAGCCACAGGTTCAGCCACAAGGTCAGCCACAAGGTCAGCCACAAGGTCAGCCACAGGTTCAGCCACAAGGTCAGCCACAAGGTGAATTTGAGGAGGTAGAAGATGATGATGAAGAGGAAGAATTACCACTTTAATTAAATAAATTAAAATAATAACGAAAGCACTATAATTATAGTGCTTTTTTTTATATATATTCTATGAGATATCTCAAACTTTTTGATAGTCATTATGATAGTATGTCCGAAATTGAAGAAATAGAAGACTATTTTTTAGAATTAAGTGATCATAATATACATATAGATATATGCAATCATCAGGTACACAAAAGAGAAAAAAAAGAAAAATACACTAATAAATCAAGTGGGCAAAAATGGACAAAAGAAAAATGGGATCATAAATATTTACCTGGATTTAAAATACGTATCACATATGCATCCAATGAAGAAGATTATATAAAATCGATAGTTGGTCAGGCCTTAAAAAGACTAATAAAGCATTATCACATACACTACAACCAAATATATGAAGGGCCATTTTACAACGTATATACAATCACAATTTCAAATAGAAAATTAAATGAGTCCTTAAAAGATAATGAGTTAGATACCATTGAAGATTTTTTAGATATGGCAGAATATAATAAAGAGCTAACTATAACAGGACACTATAAACACACTTTTGATATTTTTACAAAAAATATTATTGGAGACAGTTCAAAATTTAAACAGGAGTTGTTATATGGTAACATAACAAATGCAGATATAATGAGATCAAATTGTGAATCAATTGTTAATTGTATTGTTGCACTTATTAAATTCACTAATAATGATGCTTACTGGCTAGATGGCAGGCTTATTATTTCCAAAACTTTTTTACGATCAATATTTAAAAGGCTAATATTACTTTGTCCTAACGTCGTTATTTTTTATAAAATAATCAGCCTCGGATCAGAATCATCTCGATCAGAGGTATTCGAATTTGTCTTTTTTATTGATCCCACAAAATAAATTTTATTTGTTTTAATATATACATATATGAAATATCTTAATCTTTTTGAAGACTTTAATCTATTTGAAAACCTTAATGACACAGAGGAAGTAGAAGATTATTTTCTAGAACTAAACGATCATAAAGGTGATGAATTACCAATTAAAGTAGAAGTTGTCAGTCACAAAGTAAATAAATCCATTAAAAATGTTAAAGGATTTAATAAATCTTCTAAATTTAAAGGAATTCCAGGATATAAAATTACTATCTTATTTGATCACTTGGATCAATTATATGTTAAGAAAAAAGTTGAAACTGCAATAAGTAGATTAAAAAAGAATTATAATATTCACTATAATCAAATATCTAAAAAAGGAAATGGAAGCACTTATAGAGAAATTCCAATTAATGGCACTAATAGGGTAGCTTATGTGTCGGACCCTTTATGGAAACAAATAATAACTATTTCTCCTAAATAATATATAAATTATGATATACTTAAAGACATACGAGGAAATCAATAATAATGAATCGATACTAATTATAGTTGATGTTCAGAAGTCATTTAAAAAATTCTTCACTGATAATTATTTAAAGCAATTAAATGAGTATTGTAAAAAATTTGAAACTGTTTATCAAATATTTGATAACCATGTAGAGGGAAAGAATGTAGATACTGATTATTTATATGATAAGAATCCAGACAAGCCAAATAATAATGATCTATATGTATTTAATAACCAAAAGGATATTATAGAAAAAAGATATAATTATAATGTAGATGCTGATTTTTATAAAAAGATACTATCACCAGATATATACCAAGATGTTAAAAATAAAGAAAGTAAGGGTTTATTAAGAAGAGGAAATTACTTTTTAACAAATGAAGGAACAATCATTGTTTATATCGGAAACAAACATGTCTGGTATCATTGTCCTAAAAAACTCTATGATTTATTTTTAAGACTAAGAAATAAAGAAGTTATAATGGTTGGCGGATCTGACCAAGAGTGTTTTTTAGATGTTGAAACAACTGCTAAAGCATTGGGTGTATCAATTAAAAGAAATTTTGATTATATCTATAGTGCAACAAATTGTCCTATTAAATAATGAGATATTTGAAATCATATGAGTCTACAAATCAATACTATCAAAGAATTGATTATTATGAATATGAAAAATTAATGGGCGCTACCGGAGTAAGAGTTGGAACAAATAGGGTACCATTTACTCCAGAAGAAAAAAGTGAATTGATTGAATTATTATTTAATAATTGTATAGATTATGAATTTGATAGAAAAGTAATGGGAGGAACTAAGCATTTAGAAATTATAAAAGATGATGATAAATGGTTTGTAGAAAAGGTCAAAGATGAGTGGTTTATAGCAACTAATCAAAAAACTAAAGAAGTGTTTTCCCAAAGTTATAAATGTGACCAATTTGATGGACTAATTAAGCTAATAGAAGACCTAATAATCTAAATATCAAATCCAACTTTTGGTTTATCTAAATTGTTCACCAACTCAACTAATACATCACCATGACAAGTCTTAGGTTTGCACCAGCAACCAAGAGTTTTCCCTTTAAGCTCATGTAAGTCATTTAATAGATATTTGCCTTCACCATTGGTAATCCATTCACGATACGCTTCAATTGCTTCTTTTCTAGTTGGCAAAATATACTTTGCCCTTGTTCCTTTTCTATATGAAAATGGGCAACCCCACTTTGTAGTTCTATCAATTAGAACATCATAATCTTCTTTTTTATGGTGAACTACTTTACACTTTTCCATATCCATTTTTGCATTCCGCAGTCAAAAATTTTATAGTATCCTTGTTCTGACATTATTTGAATTTCTGTTTTATTTGGGTCAAATCCATCTTTAATTAGTCTATCTTTTCTATAGTTAAATCTATGCTTTCTAATTCCATTAACAACATAATAGTAATTAGGACGAGACGTGTGTGATAATTTAAATCCCAACTTTAAGTACATATCACCATTAGATCTACTCAAATCAGAATAGCTTATAATTTCTTTTGATGGATAGTTATTTAAAAAATATTTAAATAGTTTGGAAGACCCTCCAACAACACTTGTATTTAATTTATTACAAAATCTTAGTAATTCATATGATCCATCTTTACTTTTTTGCCCTAATGATTTCCTAAGATTCCCAAATGTCATTAGACTAACCAACTCCTCCTTGAAAAATAATCCGATTTTATACTTTGATCCAATGAACCCCTGAATGTGATTTTTTGTTAGAAACTCTCTAACTATTTTATTATCGACTACCTCTCTAATATCACATTTTCTAGCAAATATTCTGTTATTAGTTTTACCAATTTTATTTAATATCATAGATTTCACAATATCCTGTTTGTATATCCAATCATCTTCCCATATATGAAATATGTTTATGCCATTCTTTGCAAATAATAATGTTTTATTTAGATGATAGTTTTTTTCCTTAAATACTTCAGAGTGCCAATATAATCCATTAAATTCAAATCCGATTTTTTTATCAGGTAGGTAAATATCAAGTTCTCTATTTCCAATTTTATAATTAGATATGAAATCTATACCAGCATCCGATATAATTTTAGAAATGTTTTTTTCCAAATGTGAACTTTTAAGATTATTTAACTGATTACAATTTATACAAATATCATGTTCATTTTTTATTCTAAGTAAATATGTTGTATAATTTATTTCATATACATTATTACACTTATCACACAGTATACTCATTACTCTATTTTCATCTATGCTTATTAGATTTATAGATTTATTATTGTACTCAATAATAGTTTTTTGCTTTTTTGTATTTGATATTTTATCCTTTATGTATGGTAATTTTGATATATTATCTACATTATATTTTTCATTTAATGTGTTTTTTATTTTATTCTTGATAGATAACATATCAAATGTATATTTAACACCATATTTAGACATCATACTTCTTTCTCTTAATATAGAAGTTTTATCAATAAATTCTTGATCCGAATTTTTACACTTATTAGAACAGTAAATTGAATATGTGTTATTGAAAAATCCAACCTTATTTTTGCAAGATTTACAAGTTGGTATGGAATCAATATTATGCAAATAGTTATACACCTTTTGCTTAAATGGAACTAAATCCTTAGTATAATTTATTATTTGATTATAAAGGTCTGGATATTTTTTTGATATTATATTTTCCCTTCTATTGGCAAAATTTAAAGACTTAAGTAAAATGTGATAATCCATATCACTATATATTATAAAGAATGTAGTCCCTGTCCATCATTTGACGACTCGATACTAATAACCTTAATTAAATTCTCGTTATCTCCTTTCTTTTTGTAAATTTCATTAAAACCCTTTGCCAATCCACGTTTAAAAACCTCGGTAAAGTATGCGAAGGCGTTATCACTTTTTTCTTCATTAAAGTTATACCAGTTACCGAACATATCTAATAAACCACTTTGATAACAATCCATTTTGTCATCATTGTTCCAATATCTCATTTTTTTGATGGTTCTCTTGGCTAAGATTTCTAACATTAGTTTAGATTTATTTGTTAGTTTGCCTTGTGCTTTCGATACGACAATTTCTGCGTATAAGTCCCGATTGTGAAGATACATTTACATAATATTATTTTTTAGAGTGTTTAATTATATTTTATATTTATATAATTAAATAAGTTTAGTATAAGCATAAAAAACCCCTCAATATGAGGGGTTTAAATTTATTAATTTAATTTATGCTTTAACTCTTTCTTTGTATTGTGATTCTTTAACTGATTGTAAGTCATTTTCTAATACTTCTTTTCTCTTCTGTAGATTTTCTAAAGCAACATTTAAAACATTTGATTCGCCGATATATTCTAAGGATGTTTTAACTTTTGAAATGTTAAATTTAACATCTTCTAATTTTAAAGAAATTTCTCTTTCTTTATCTTCTAATTTCTTTTTACTAATTAATTCCACATCTAATTTATTTTCAAAAAAATATGTTAAATCATAGTTTAATTCATTTCTAACTTCATTTACTAGCTCAATTGCTGAATCATATTTGAAAAATGAATGTCCGTATCTTTCATCACATCTGTAAAGATATGTAGC